ATGCTAGTCAATGAGTTATTAGATAGCTCAATGATGGTATTACCATTCGCTGTGACTGCACTCGCTAGCACTGTGTACGTTGTATTAGGGTCTGTAACAAATTGATAGCGTTGATTAGCGACAGTCGCATAGCCTGTTTGTGCTGTCTCAACAGTACTCAATCTATCATTAAGTGCTTTACCTTGATTAGCCGATAGTGCTGCTGTTTTACTTGTAGAAGTTAAGTTGTCAATAACAGTAACAGAACCCAGTTGGCCTTTCAAAACCCAAGCTAAGGATGGGTCTTTGTAATAAATGTCGGAAGTAGCCACGTCTAAATAAAACGAGCCAGCAGGGAGGTTATTTAAAGGAGCAATGTTAGCAGGTGCGCCTAAACCGTTGCCCCATTGAACACCGTAGACACCAATGAAGTCTAAACTTCCCTTGGCTTCCCAAGCACCTAATACTTTGAAGTAAACTGTGTTTACATCATTGTCGAAGTAATAGTTACCGTTGCTACCTAACCCGTTTAACGGGGCACCAGTGCCGTATAACCATGTAGTACCCACGCCATCGGGAGTAGGGGTAAAAGCAGGGACTTCAGCCCAAGTTGTTGGGTTCTCACGGAAGTAAACTAAGTTAGTTACCGTATCACGATAATAGTCCCCTTGCTCACCAGTTCCGAGAGTAGGTTCACCTGCACCTGTAAGCCATAAGTTAGCCATGTTTTTGCACCATAAAGCTGTGGACGTTTGTCTTTAGTATAAACTGTTTTGGTTTATGAATAAACAACAAATATGCCATTGACAAGTTCATCATAAACGGAGGAAGGATTGTAACCTGTGGGTTTAGAAAGGTGTAAAAAGCCCCTAAACCGATGAAAAGATAAGCCATTCTCAAACTGTGAGCTGTATGTGGATTCATTTTATTCATCACACATAAGCTTTGAAGCATAATTATGGCTGCTGCAAATAAGTTAACGAAGGTAAGTATGGTGGTTAGCATCATCTGACACCTGTTTATTTAGGGAGGATTCGCTTTAAAAGCTCCAAGGGATTTTTTCTAACAATCTCAGCGATAGCTATGATAGCGGGGACATCATGCATAGCGACCAAACCCACAATAAAGGCCATACCATCATTTATTTCAGGTGTTATTTTAAAATAGAACATAACCAAAGGGGTTAAGTAAGCGGAGGTAAGTAAGCCTGTTAAGAGAGCCATTAACATTTGCACTCTCGTCAATTCTTTTGTAAAGGTAAGTGCCACTAAACTACCGAAAAAACCCGCTAGTAAAGCAGAGTGCTCAGCACTAAGACAAATTGATGCAGGTTCAGTAGACATGAGTTAAGCTCTGAGGGTTAAATTCAGAGCTTAGTGTAACAAGTTTATAGTTTTTTTTGTAAAAGAAGTTAATAGACAATAAGGGATATGTAAGCATCATCTGTGTAGACTATCACAGAGACTCCGTTATTATCCGTTGTTACTGCTCTAAGGTTAATAATAATAGAATTTAACCCTGAGGAGAACCATGTAGCTTGTTTACGAGTTATATCTCCTGCGCCGTAACCGCCTTGTGTTGACTGGTCTATCGTGGTTAACTCTACAATAGGAGATAGTAGAAGTGGGTTTATAAAACCAACTTGGTACTTCCCTACAGCTATTTTAGTAATACTTGAAACATTAACGCTTCTATCAATAGTAACTACCCCTCCTGCTGAGACTATAAAGAGTGCAAGAGCCTTCGGTGCTATCACTCCACTAACCTTTGTGTTGAGTTGACTCACAGTAGCCACATCATCCAAATCTGTCCCTGCTAATGCTTTAAAAGTCTTAGTTGGACTACCTCCTTCTAAAGCATACGTTTGCCAAGCAACGAAAACACCCGCAGTGCTGATTCTAAAATGTAACTCAGTTGAACTTGAACCAAAGGTTTTTTGTAGTATTTGACCCACATTATTTGCGTCAATACGCCAAACTTTAAGAAACCCAGCAGTAACTCCAACAGGTGTCTCTGTGACACCTGAGACATAATACTCACCCGAAGCGGTAATACTATTTAAACTGCCCCCTGTTATCTTGTTAGGGGCCGTACCTAAATCCTTACCTACACCACCTTGGGCTAAAACTTGAGTTACTTGTAGGGATGTCCAAGAAGCAATGTTGTTCCAAACACCTGCCGACTTTTGATAAATCGCCTGAGTTGTCACATCACGGTAATACTGATTGTCTTGACCGAGTACGTTGGGCGGTACACCAACGCCTTTTAAGAACTCAGGGATTGTACCGAGCTGATTGCCGATAGGTGTCCATGCTCCGCCTTCCTTGCGGTAGGTTGTTTTCAAACCATCAAGCTGCATGAAGATGTCACCTTGTTCACCGATTGTGTTACTCGGTACACCGAAGTCGCTGTACACTTTTCCTGACATGAGAGTCATAATCTTGCTTCCAAAAAGTTAAGGGAAAACTTCGTTTCCATATAAATCAGAGTTTATCATGGCGAAACCATTCACGGTTAACGTCAAATTAGCTCGGTTGATGATACCAGTGCCTTGGGTGCCGTTGACACGGGAGCCAGTGCTTGTTACAAGGTTGTGCCGAGGTCGTCCATCGTGAGGGTTGAAATACGGGACTGGGTTTACTACAGTTAGGTCAGGTAAACCTGCTGCCCCTTGTCCATGAGTAACGTATATTTGAGTTTGAGCTACTCGGTAAGGTGAGTTAACAGCTACGGCTGCTCCTGAAGCTGTCTTAGTCCCTGCGTTGCCCGCAGGGACTCCGAAGGTTGCAGGAGGTGATGCTGCTCCTGAGCCTCCTGCCTCCCCATAAGGGTAGCCTCCCGAACCTCCTGCCCCTTGCAGTCTAAATACAGATATGTCCTGATTAGCTATACCACCCTGAACCACCTCCCAAATAGGTACGCTTACTAAGCAGCCGTCCCCCCCGTACCCTCCCCCATACCCTCCGAACCAATTTAGTGTTGCACCTGTCTCTACCTCTACCTCTATCGGGTAATCTAGGTACGCAGCATCACCTCCGTTTGACCCTGCCTTACCTTTTGCAGCAGTTGCGTTCCCAAAGTCCCCGTAGTCAGGCCCTATTTGATAAAAATAGTTGTAGTTGTCTACGACAGGGATTAAACCTCCCCCGTCACCTCCCTTACCTCCTTTACCGTAAATCCTAACCGCACCTTTTATAATGATTTTAGGTTTCCCTACAGGTAATAAGCTGCTCCAATCCCCAATAGTTAGAGCATACTGGTTTACATCGGTGGATGTAATCAGCAAAAAAGAACCTTGTGCCTGTTCAACTGTGCCGTCAAAGACAAACGTAACATTGTTGTAGGTTCTGAGTCCTGAAAGTTTTGCCTTATTTAAGAAGTAATCGCGCAAGTTTAAATCAAAGGTGTCTTTGTCGATAAGCACTACAGGGTCATCTTCATTCCCTGTTGCATCATACTTTGGTTTGTACACTTCTAAAGCTGTGATGCGAAATAAATCGTAACCGTCTAACGGTTCAATGGATGTGATACGGAAAGGCTTGGGGCTGACTAATCCTAACTCATCAACCTTAATGCTAAACTGTGCATTCTCAGGAAAATCAGTTTGTAAAAAACTAATCGTGTCACTAAACACCTTTAATGTGTGAGGGTCAATTAACTCGGCAGCGTGAGTGACTAAACCTAAGGTGTGTTGTAAGGTTATCTCGACTGTTAAGGGGTACCCTGACACGTTTAACGGGTCACGTAAACGAATCTGTAAGTCATTGATTGACTCAACACGACCTGTAAAACCCCACCCCATAATAGGGTCTGAGAGGTAGATAATCTCTAACGGGTCTAAGACAACCCCTAATCTTGTCGTTGTAAAGTTTACAATGGTAGTCTCATTGTTAGAGGTCAAGATACGCGCCCGTGCGCGGCGAATAGCCTCACTCTCATTTGTACAACCTACCGCAACCATATCAAAAGGCACTAAGCCGTTATCTAAGTAGTAAGGGTCACTTAAAATAGCTGTATCATCAGGGTATTTTCTACGCGATTGCTCCCAGCCTCTTTCAGGATTGGTGAAGCTAACTGTAATTTGGTTGTAGCGTGTTGTTAAATCTGTGTAACTATAACTGAAGCCTTCAGCATTAACCGTCTCAGGTGTAAACAGCACTCGTGGCTCAACCCATTTATCGACCTTCAATCGAACAACACCTTCTCCGTCATCAAACAAAACACCGTCAAATGCTCCTGCAATGTTTTGTAAGTAATCCCACCCCGTCTGATTCTCAGCGATAGTCAAGTTCATGGTGTACCGTTTCTCGGTTGCATTGTTTGTTAAACTTGCTACAACCTCATCACAAAAGACACCTGCTTCATAAAAGTCTTGTAGGTTAAAGCTTAAATCGTTCACATACTTGGCCAAGCCGTAGCGGGTATTAACCAATAGGTTGTACAGAACCCATGCAGGGTTCGTGTGCCACTTTTGGGTCAAGCCACCGTTCCAAGGTACGGGGTAAGAGTTAGCAATGCCTAAGGCTTCAGGAACATAGTTACTAGGGACAAGGGTTAGTAAACCTTTATAGATACCACTGAATTGTGGAATAGAATTAAATTGGTCACTGGCTGTCCCTGACACTTTAACCATAGCGGTGTTTGAGAAAGTACGGATGGATTGATTAACTAATTGAAAGCTGTCAAAAACAATCTCGGCTGCGATTTTCTCAGTCGCTGAAGGGTCAATGTCAGGATTAAACTTAGTTATCCGTATCATGTAATCGTCATCAGCTAATGTAGATACAGGAACAGAGAAGTCTAAAACGAAGCCTGAGTTTGTTTTACCCTTTAACTCATAACCATTTAATGTGTCCACCTGAGTAGCCACCTTTAGCTCTTTATCAGCAGTGGTAGCCACTAAAGGTAAACCGCTAGGGTACGCAACCCTGGTAGTGACTATGTTCCACGTGGAACCCTGTGACGCTTTATATTCAACACGGAACTTAGCTGTATTGGGAAAAACTCCACCACCTGCCTCAGCATACAGTTGTGCTACGTTGATACGAATATCTATACGGTTAAACCGCCCGCGCATATTAGCAGGGGTGTAGCGAATGACAGGTGTCTTTTTGGTTACGTTAGTTCCAACATCGGTGCTGTGGCTTTCACCGCCAAGATTAAAGGTTACAGTTTTAGGCGTGGACCATCCCTGTACCCACACTAAAGAAAGGTCTCTAAAATTGGGGGTTCCGTCAGGGTTATGTAGAGGAACGTCTCCCACGAAGAAACTTTTTAAACCATCTTGTAGGCCAAAGATGGGTCCCTCGCCAATACCTAATAGCACTTCAACCTTGTCTCGTGAAAACAGATTGTCTATCGTATTAGTGGGTTGCTGAGGTTGTTTACCCCCTGCGCCTTTATAGGGTACGAGCTGTTGAGACGTTGGTTTTAAGTTTTTCAAGATGGGTCATACTCCTCAGAGTCAATGTCAAACGAGAGTATCTGCCCGTAGACTTTTTGTAAACCGTAAATAATAGGGATAGGTGTACCTTCCTCAATGGTGTTCGCCTTACCGTTAATAAAGCGGCTTTTCTTATCACCTGAAGTCGGGTCAGCTTTAGGTGTCTTCTGTAAAAGTTGCAGGGCACCGCCTAAAACTAACTGAGCACCTGTTAAGATAATTGCACCTTTTGACAGACCAATAGCTTTAGCAAAAGTTGAGGAGGCTAAAGGTCCTGCTACCATAAACAGTAAAATGCCTATACCTATTTGAATACCTGCTGACTTTTTACCTCCGCCCCCTGCGCCCATAACCGTGGGCTTAATGGTCAAGGTATTCACTTCAGGGTTTACAATATCAAGGTCATCAACACAACGAATCTCGGCAATATCGACAACGTGTTTAGCACCCTTAGGCAGGTAATTTTGTAAAATGCTCAAGGCTTCTCGCGCTGTGGAAGCCATAATTGTGATAGGTTCTTTATGAAAGTTTTTTAGGTAACCTAGAAGAATAACCTCGAAACTTGTCCTGCTATCAAAATTTGTCCTGCTATCAAAATTTGTCATCAGGTTCTCTCCGCAACAGGGCACCGTCAGCGTCTACAAAGTAATAGGAAACAGCATCATAACCTACAATAACGTGCAGTAACTTAGGGTAACTTTTAAATAAGTGATAATCTTCCACGGATAGGTTAGAGCAACCTGAGGGGTGAGTGTGCCACAAGGCGACAGCCTTTTCAGGTATTTCCTCTAACTGGAAACCATGCTTAGGGTCGGTGTGAACATTTGCAAGTTCAACTACCTCGTCTTCTAAAGTTATGTACCCACACTTCTCGGTTAATGGATGCCATTGGCTTAGCAGGTTTTTAATTACTTCCATCTTGCTGTCCTCTCAAGTGTGGGGGTAGAGCTTCTAAAATACTCATCTTAGTCATTCGACTTTCATTTCGAGCAGTGACATCAGGATGGCGCACTGTGCGAGAGATGCGATTATACCAACGTGCATCTAGGCGGTCACAGCTTGAAACTTTTTGATACAAATGGTGAATAAAGTACCCGTTGCCAATGTAGACTCCTACATGATTGGCTACCTTACCCCTAAATAGGTTAAACAGTAAACCGTCTCCGCGTTCGAGATTGATGATACTGGTAGGGTTAATTGTTTCAAAACCCTCTGCACCAAAGTATTGGTCAAGCAAAGGGATACCTGCTTGGTCAAACCCAATTGGCCTAGCATAGTTTCTTAAACTTAGGCCGTACTCTTCTTCATAGTATTCACGAGCTAGGCCATAGCAATCATCGGCACCATCACGGTAAGGTTTATTTAACAAGGGAATTAAGTTCATAAGATTAACCTAAACTTGTGACTGGAAACTCGGGGGCTATAAATTGTCTAGCAGGTAGGGTGTACCGTACACCGTCAAAAATGCTTCTTAACTCAAAAGCGACTGTTTCTCTTGTGAGATTTAGGACACGGTTTACGACCCATTTGTTTCGTAAGTAGTTTACATTGCCCTCAAGTAAGTCGCTACGCAGCACCATAAAGCGTTCAAGTGTTGCCTTCTTTAAAACATTTTTGGCAATATAGCTGCTAAAAGTACCGTAGGGGTTTGCTAACTGGAGCTTAGGACGACTCTGCTCCCCTGTTGTCTGCACATTATAACCACTAAAGGTTAGCGGGAAGTTTTCCCAAGTCTTTCCATTCCAAACAACAGTTGGGTGTTCTGTGAGATAGAGCACGATATTCAGGTCACGGTTTATCGTTAACTTGAAAAGTTCAACATACGGTTTAGGTCTTAATGACGTTGCCTCGGCTTGGTGCCCCGTATTAGTAGTACCGTTTAGCATCTTCTACTTCCTCAATTAACTCAATATTTTGATTTTGGTTTCTCGTGTTAGTAGTACCGTTTAGCATCTTCTACTTCCTCAATTAACTCAAGTTGAAAATCACTCACCCAACCTGTTGAGTTAGGAATTATTTTAGGTATTTTTAAGCTTTTGTTAAACCGCACCCGTAACCTGCCGTAGACAGGGTGTAGGTAATAAAAGGGTTTCCACAGCTTAAACTGGGTGTAGAATTGTTCTAGTAAACCCATATTTAGTTCAGGGTCCACAGAAGTATCAATGTCACCCATTAGGTTTTCATTATACTTTAAACCTCTAAAGTATAACGTAAAGATTCTTTGCTCAGGCTTGGCACCGCGCACCGCGTAGGTGTAATTACCACCGAGAATAGCCGTGGTACCTTCTTCTTGGTAATCCGTTTGGATTAGGTGGTACGGGAAGTTAAAGTCATGCTCGGTTAATGTTCTTGGTGTAAAGTTTATAAGTAAATTACTGCTGGGTATTTCAATCAGTTTTAGTTCTAAACCTTCGACACACGCTTGGCCACCTGCTTTGCCTTTGGGTACCTTAAAAGGCTCTGCAAACCTAACCTTCACATCACCATAAATGGGGTGACTAAATAAAAAGTGTCGGTCAAGTTTATGGATGTTGTACATCCACTCTACCCAAGCAATGTTGGTACTCTTTTCATTTAGTAGGTCAATGTCCCCATTTCCCTTAAAGTAATAACGAAGCACAGGAATATTCAACGTAAATGAACGTAAGCTAGGATAGGTATTTTCTAAATAACTGGCATAAGCGTTACCTAGTTTTACATCCCCTGCAAATTCTTGATACTCGGTTTCCACTTCACCTAAGCTGAGAGCTAAGTGCTGTAATGGGTTTAAACGCACATGACCTGTGGCAATAGAGCTAAAACTGAGATTAGACAAGGGAAGCCTCCCAGCTTAATGTTGGTACCTCAAAGATGGTACCTCTAGGCATTGGGTAAGGGGTGTCTAACTTACCTGTAAGTAAAACATCTTCGGATTTAGCGTTCACAATGTAAACATCGGTAATCGGTGTCGCCCACGTAGTTGCGGCAGTCCACTGAGCAGTAGAGGTGTTAGTGATAACGGGAGGATTGTGACCATAAACCTTTAAGGCAATGCTTAATACACCCGCCTCGGGGATAATTGTGCCATTGCTGCCCAACTTAACACGGTGAGTGCCGTCCCCTGCTCTAGTTACCAGTAGAAGCTGAGTTAACATGGTGGCTTTGGCAAAGTTGGAAAAGGACATAAAACTAACCCTAAAAATGAAAACAAGTTTAGGGTTAGTTTATCACAAGTTATAGGAGGTGTTTAATGATTGAGGATAACCATTTTAGTTGGGTAACTGGCGTTCCATCGTTATGTTTCTTACCCGTGTCTAGGAAAACTGCATAAGGTTTACCTTTCTCCGTTGGAACCCATGCTGAACCTAATTTCTCCTGATACCCTAAAGCGTCTAAGAGTCTGTTAGTGGCAACGGCACTGAGAGACGGGTTTAACTGTTTGCCGATTTCTGTTGGGGTTAAATTGAGAGTCTGTTCCTCTTTCTTGAGTTCAATCTGCATGAATCTCATAGGAGAGAAACCTGTATGTCGCTCCGTAGCTTTATCTGCTGAGAGTAGAGCTTGATTACCCTCAAGACCAAAGGTTTTAGCAAAGTGCAAGGCATTATCAAAAGTGTTACGGGCAGTATCTAATAGAGTTAAAACGGCTTTAGGCTTCTGTTGTTCTTCTAACTCTGTCATACGATCAAAGACCTTAGCTTGTAGATCATAGCTATACGACATAGCCATGAGGCAAGCCTCACGTTTAGGGAAACGGTAGCAAGGTTTTTGACGGTTCATTGAGTCTATATAAGATGAACGGAAATTTTCACTCATCTCTAATCCCAAAACTTTAACAACTTTCTCTAAAAAATCAGCATGGCGTAATTCAGAGGCACTGTCTTCACGTTGGCTGTTAATAAACTCGACTAATTCTAAGCTAGTCATTGTTACTTGGTTTAATACTAAATCTTTCATCATCTTCAAATCTCAGAAATGAAAAAACCGCTTTTCCTTTGCTTGGTGATGGAGGGTCTAAACGAAAACCCAACAAGCTTAGAAAAACGGTTTCTTCATCGTTTAATGATAACTCAAAGTTTCCCCATCACGGTACTCTTTAAGTGTTGAAAATTGTAACCTTAACTGAAAAGATAACCAAGGATTGAGCTTGTTTCTTCATCAGTAGCTTTACCACCCCATCGGTTCTCAGGAATACAAGGCAGATTCTTGTCAATTTCCATTAGCTCTACCAAGCCTTTAGGGTTCTTTTCAGCATTAAAAGCTAAGTAATTTCGCCCCATCGCCATAGAGCTGTCAATCATCACATTATCAAAGATACCTTCACCATCAATCATCAACTCGTAAAGGTAATCTTTAATCTTCATTACATCATCACGGTGAACGGAAGTCGGCAACTCATCATGGCAAAGAAACATAGGCCGAGCACGTAAACCCATTCGGGGTAGGTCTTTAAACATTGCCCTATACATTTTACGCTTGGCATAGGTGGCACATAAACCTTGAATCATAGCATTAACCATTTGATTACCAGCGCGTGTTTGGATTCTACGAATACATTTTTTACCAAACTCACTGACACCTAACTTATCAAACTTTTGCTGCATCACTGTAGCCCACATTGGGGTTGCTTCAAAACGGTAACGGCGTAAACCGTCAGGTAATTCAACATAACCCTTAGCCTTACCCTCTTGAATAGTTGCCAAACGCCACTCTTCGGCCTCAGCATACCCTTCACGGTAAATCTCACCCATACGTTGAATCTTGTCTCTGTCCCAACCTAGTTTAACGCCAACGCTGTTTAGACTCCCTGAGTACCAGTACCCAAAGTTACTTGGCTTCCCAATCTCGGTTCTAATCTGCTTTTTATCTTGCCGTTTTAAGAACTCAGCGAGGGTCTCCTCAACCATGATAGCTGCCGTTCGCGTGTGCAGGTCTTTGTGTGGACGTTGGCCGTAAGCATCAACAAAGCCCGTATCGTTGCTATAACCTGCAAGGATAACTAACTCGATGGCACTAAAATCAGGTGCTAGGATTACAGAATTATCATCATCAGGTAAAAAGAATGAGCGAACAAACTTACTACTGCCGAACTTTGTAAGCTGCTGCGCGTTGGGGTTACTCATTGAGGTTCTACGGGTATCTAAAATAGAACTAATAGTTGGGTACATTCGACCTGTATCAGGGTCAACCATCTTGGTGTAATTATTGATATACAACTTCAAACACTGGTCAATATCCCCTAACACCTTATAACAATCCATCAACTGTACAACTAACTCGTTACCCGATTCCAAAGCTTTCGCCCGTAACTTGTCCCTCGCTTCACCGTCAGACTGCACCTTTTTAGCTTCAACCATTGCCTTTAGGCCGAAGATTTCAAACAAGATAACGCGCATAGGCATATAGTGGGACAGGTTAACCGCGTTGGCTTCTTCTCCACTCCACCCCTTACCCACGGGTGACCGTACACCATAATTCACTAAATCATAATCTGATAAGTTATCAGGTAACTCAGCAAATTGTTTAATTAGGCCGAGATAACGGTCACGACCATTAGCATACCACTTTTCATATTTAACGAGTTGTTGACTCGGTTCACCTGTCCAAACAGACTTCAACCCTGTAGCCAGTATAGCTTTCATCTTCCGCAGGGCTTTTGCATACTCAAGACGTTGCTCCTCACGAGCCTTGTAAATCGCCTCAACATCAACACGCATACCTGTTGCGTTCATTTCAGCATAAACCCAACAGCAAGGGTTCTCTTGCTCGAAGTAGGTTTTAATTGCTTTCGGGTTTTCAGTCATCAACCATGCCATGACTTCATGGTAAATACCTACACAGGTTATAGCATCATCAGCACCATACTTTACAACCTCCTCCCCTGTTAACTGCCCCATGTGGCCTCGGCCATTCATTACTTCTTCAAAGGTAGTTTGGGTGTAGTCAAGCCAATGTTTACTGGCTTTCTTGAGATTAAAACCCCAAGCGAGGTCTTTCACAAAACCATTATAAGAATGCGCTGCGTCACTCTCTTTAGCACAGAACTTGTTTACCAAGTCCTCTTGCTTCTCAATGTCTTGACTACCATAGGCGGCCATAATGTCAGGTAACAAGCTGTACAAACCTGTCAACTGACGCTTGGCGAAGTCAGACTTTGTGTAAGTGTCAGAATTATAAGCTGTAACACATAAAATCAGGGTGTCTAACACCTTTCCATGAGGGAGTTTCCATTTCGTGTTTAAGCCTTTCTCTAGCATCACAATCTCAAACGGAGCATTGTGGATAATGAAGTAACCCTTATAACTATCCAAAAGTGGACGTACCTCTTCAAAACTAATACAGTTTTCGGCATCAGCGTGGGCGAGGTTAAAGTAGTACGACTCATTAGTACCATCAGGGTAGAGCGAGAAGCCTGTAACAGTTGTGCGGTTCGTGTCGAAGATTAACTTTGAACCTGCTGATTTTTTACCTTCCTCGTCAACTTTCATCAGGTCATTTAAACCGTCATGGCGGAGGGCATCGTGGGTTTCAATATCAAAGCCAAGTAACTGGGTGTTGGCCAGTATTGGTTTTAACTTGGCTAAAACCTCCGTTAAGTTTCTACGGTCAACTAGGGTCTTGAGTATTTTATTTGGGTCTAGCATGGTATCGACTCACTTGAGTGGTGGGGTGGTGTTTCGTTTTTGGAAACAGTGGTTAACCATTTAGGGTGCCATCAACAAAGTCCTTAGGGTCAAGCTGTTGCTCTTTTTCCAACCATAGTTTTTCGAGCCGCTTTACGGCGATACGGAAGTTGGGGTCTCTTCGCATCAATCCACGAACTTCTTTTTCTTCATTACCCGCCATTAGGTTTTGCATTTGGAAAGTGTCAATAAAATCTTTCACTAAGTTAAAAATTTGGATTTCATCTGTTTTAAACTTAAAGATATAGGGAAGACTTTTAGTGACAGCGATGAGGAGTCCCTCTCCTCTGTAAATATTAAGTCTACCTCTTTTATTTCCAACATGAATTAAAAAACCTTGTTGAGCTAGGTATGCGCTTAAAGGTTCTAAAACAATCTTTGGCAAACTGAGGCTGTAAATATATTTTGACATGGTTCTAATTCCACAAGTATTTGTTAAGGGTCTCTTGGAGCTTAAACGAGTTATAAGTTCCAACTAAGGTGCATTTGTCACCTAATTCAGCCATATTAACAGGGATAAAGCCGACAATCTTCCAGTAGGTTTGTAATAATTGTTGGTTCTGTGTAACTTGCATCCACTCTAGGGGTTTTTTGGTTAAGCCTTTGTGAGGAAACATATTACCCATCCAGTCGGGTGTGTCTTCAAAAGCTCCTTCAAACCACTGCACCCATTGTGCTTTATCCTGCTCGTCAAGTAAGTCCCACTTACCTTTGCCAAAGCCCTCGATGCCACCAATGTTGTCAGAGCTATCGCCAACGAGTGTTTTGTACAGCCGAATATCTTTTGGCTCAACATGAGCTAAGGTTTTGCTTCTGTCAGTGACTTTTACCGTGTCACAGACAAGTGCTTGGAAATCCGCATCATTAGAGTGGATTAGGATAGGGTGTGTACCTTTATAGGTGTTCGTCAACGCAGCGATGATGTCGTCAGCCTCTAAGCCGTCTTTCTTGATAACGAGGGTGTTACCACAGTACGGTAAAAACTCACGCTCTACGGTGCGTAAAAAGTCGTAGAAGCCGTTGTCTATGGCAGCTTGAACATTACGTTTAGCTTTGTACTCAGGGTAAAGTTTTAGGCGCGGTTTCTTGGCACCGATACCGTCAAACACCCAAATATGTAACTCAGCAGGATTTTGTTGAACCATTTGCGTGATAGTTTCACCGCGTTCGAAGGCTCGGCGAATGTAGTTATTAGCGTCAATAATGTGAACAGTCATGGCAACCTCAAAGTAACCTTAGGGAAGGTTTAGGTAAAAAAAGACCCGCGTGTGCGGGTCAAGAGGGTTAACCTTTTATAAATTACTCTTGGTCAAAGTATTCGCCAATCAATTTGAAAGTGAATAAACCCCAAGGTTTGCAATTTGGTTTAGTTGCAACTTTGTAGCCGACTTCGACTTCAACGTCTTTACCGCGTAAACCTGCTTTGGTAACTTCTTGCAAAAAGGCTTGCCATACTTTATGTTGGCTGAAGCTGAAGCTTGTTGCG